ATGGTCAGTCCAATTTTCATCACTTCGCCAAAAAACAGATATAAGGTCGTTATTGGATGGTTCGACGACCTCAAGAGGGAGGCGAGGTTTAGGATCACCGAGAAGCGGTTTTTCCAGAAGGCCAACGCCTTCGGGATAGACGAGTCAGTCTTTAGGAGAAAGTCGATTCAGTGGTGCAGGATGTTTCAGTTTGAGCTGTGGGACAAGAGGGTCTTCAGGATCAAAAAGGAGGACTTTATGGCGAACTGCTGGATCTATCCGGGGAAGTCCGACGGCGTGGCGAACGGCGAGGTCTTCGACCCTAAGCTGGTGATCACAATCGAAAAGGCCGAAAAATTAAAAGAAAAGCCAAAGACCGAGGAAGAAAAGCTGAAAGAGCTGGCTTTCGACGGAACCTTTGGCTAAAAAAATGAGAAAAAAAATAAAAGTAAAAAAATTTAAAGAGTTCGTAAGTTTTTCTTCGTTGATCGATCCTTTTCAGGAATGGGGTAGGGAATTTACTGACGAAAAAGAAATGAAAGATTTTAAGAAATCTCCTTCTTTTAATTCATTATTTTTTGGGATATTAGTGAAAATTTGGAAGGAATTGAAAAACATCAGAGAAGAATTAAAACGCGAAAGACTAATTAAATAAAAAACCATGAAAAATCGAGGAGTAATTATAAAAAAGCCGTTGCCTACCGATTATTTTTTTGGAGGCGAGACGGGAATTCTATTTGAGGAAATCAACCCGTCGGGTGATTGGTTGGGATATCTGCCCACTGGCGAGTATCAACTGGGAGTATTTTTTGACACCATGGCCTGCGTTACTTTCTCGGCTCTGAACTGTGTGGAAACGCAGATAAACTTTTTAATTAAAAACGGGAAATTAAACAATGATAAGATTCGATCGCTCAGGGACTGGGGCTTTTTAGATGAGAGCGGAAACTTCAACTGCTCCGATCGGTTCACGGCAAAGATGTCGGGGACCACGCATCAGGGAAATACCTTAACTAATGTCTGGGATTCCATCAGGAAGGATGGATTGGTTCCGGAGAAGATGTGGGCTTATCCGAGACTTCAGAGAGAGCCGGTTTTTAGCTGGGATGATTACTATCAGGAAATTCCGCAGAACATAAAGGATTTTGCGAAAAACATTTTGACTATTTTCGATTTCAAATACGAATGGCTTTACTGGGGGCAGTGCGGGGATCCGAATTTAGAACTGATTAAGAAAGGATTGAAGCAGTGCCCGATACAGATTGCGGCGCCCGTCTGCCCGAAGTGGAACGAGTCGCCGGTGTCTCCTTGCGGAACTTGCACTGCTGGACATGCGACGATGGTCTTCAGGGTGGACAATTACATCAGGGACTTCGACCACTATGAGCCGTTTCAAAAGGCGCTGAATTTGAATTACACGATTCCTTACTGCCTGAAGGGAATTGTCTCGGTCAAAGCGGAAGTTCCGATCCCGGCTCCTGTCATGCATTACTTTGCAGTCGACATGGTTTTCGGCGAGAGGAGCGAGGAGGTGAGGTGGCTACAGAAGGCATTAAAGCAGTATGGCTTCTTCCCGGCGAATGTCTTGGAGACCGGGTATTACGGGACCATCACCCAGAAGGCGGTGAAAGATTTCCAGTATTTCTACAAGGTTGCGAGTTCGATCGAGCTTCTGATAGTCAACGGGAAACGGGTCGGGGTCAAGACGCGGACAAAATTAAACGAGTTAACAAACTGTTAAAGGTCGAATATAGGAAATAAAATCGCTCGAGGAAATTCTATGGATTTACTAATTCCAGTGGTGATCACGACTTCTGCCTCGACTTTTTTCACCGAGGTCCTGAAGTTCTTTCCAATTTTCGGGAAGACAGATCTGAGAAAGAAGATTTTGGCGGCCATAGTTTCGGTTTTGGCCACGGTGCTGTATATCTTCAGGAGTCCAGAATTTGCCGGATACGATTTTGTGCTTCTGTTTTTGCTGACCTTGTTCTTTAGCTATCTGACATTCAAGACAATAGTCCAACCAGCCGAGGTGAAGGTCATAGAGTTGAAAGCAAATTTTTAAAGGGCACCCTACTGTTCACAGCGATAGCTTTGGTCCTTGTGCCACTATCGCTTCCTGCGTGGGCTCATGCCCCCGGAAAAATTGAATATGCGAAGCACGAGATGGCGATGATAGAGGGCAATTCCCTGATAGGGCTTTCCACCCAGTTTAACAGCGAAGTGGAAAAGGCCATCTGGGAGGCGGCGGAAAAATACGGGGTTGACTATCAGGAAATGTATGACCTGGCGTGGTGCGAAAGCAGATTGAATATAGAGGCGAAAGGAGACAGCGGCAAGGCCTATGGTTTATACCAATGGCACTTAGACAGCTGGAAAAGCTATGCCGGGCTGTTTCAAAAGGAATCTGGAACTTACTTGCAGAGGGGACTTTGGCAGGATCAGGTGGAGATGACGGCCTGGGTCATATCGAGAGGAGAAACCGAGAACTGGCGCAACTGTTATCTGAAAATTTGATTGACTTCTACTCTGCTCGGGAGGAGGAATTCCGAGCAGGAATAAAAACCAATCATGAAATACTACCAAGAGGACAAAATAGATGGAATAACTTTGTTCTGTCTGTCAGTAATAGTCGGACTGATAGGTTTGGTATTGTATTTGGCTTTTAATTAAAACCCTAAAAGATGAAAAATAAAAAAGAGATGAAAAAAGAAGAAATAGAGAAAATAAAACAAATAATAGACGAAGAAAAAAATCTAATTAGAGAATATGAAAGAAATGAGATTGTTGCAGATGCGGTTGTAAAATCGCTTAATAAAGTATGGGAAAAAATAACCTTAATTATTAACTCCTCAACCCAAGATGAAAAATAAAAAGTATCAAATTATATTGGCTGACCCACCGTGGTTTTTCACAAGTGGATTGCGTTCTTCTAAAAAGATTAATAACAAATATCAGTATTACACGCCAGATAAAACAGCTGGAATTGGTAAATATAAGTCGTTAATGAAAGATGAGGATATTTTAAATCTACCAGTTAAAAATATTACCGATAAAGATTGTGTATTGTTTTTATGGACTACCGATGCCCATTTACCATTAGCACTCCAAGTGATGGAAAAATGGGGAATGCCATATAAAACAATAGGATTTGTGTGGAACAAAAAAGAACGAAGTGGAAAGCAAGTTTGTTATTATGGAAACTGGACAATGAAAGGAACAGAGCTTTGTCTTTTGGAGGCAAAAGGGAATGTTAATTCATTGATAAAATCCCACAAAGTAAGACAACTCATTGAAGCTGAAAGAGGAAAACATAGTGAAAAGCCAGAAATTGTGAGAGATAAAATAGTGGAACTTATGGGCGACTTGCCGAGAATAGAATTATTCGCCCGCAAAGAAAATAAACTATTTGACAATTTTGAAGGTTGGGATGTCTGGGGCAATGAAGTAAAAAGTGATATTGAATTATAAACCAATAGAGATACTAACAAATAAAACTATGAAAGAAAAAAGATTTAGAGTTTTATTTCATTTTATAGATTTTTACAACATCAATTTTGGCATCAATATCTGTCTGAACAAGCCGAACATTGAGTTGCATGTGCCTTTTGGATTTCTCAGGATAGGGTGGGATTGGACTGAAAATAACAAATTTTTTGAATTCACCAGCAAAAAGATGATACAGGAAAAAAATAAAAAGAAATTTGAAAGTCTATGATCACGATCCACGGCTCGATTCCGAGCAAGAAAAATTCAAAAAAGATAATCCAAGTGCGAGGCAGGATTTTGATTGTCCCTTCGACGAAATTTGAAAAGTGGCACAAGGAGGCCGTGAAGGAGATGATGAGCCAGCATTATTGTCTGGAAGGAAAGAAGGTGTGCCGAGTTGAGATAAACCTCTATGCGCCGGACAAAAGAAAGGGGGATCTGACAAACCGGGCAGAAAGTTTGATGGATCTTTTAGTGGACTGCGGAATTATCAAGGATGACAACTGGTTTGAGATCCCGCAGGTAGTATTAGGTTTTGGTGGAGTCGATCGCCAGAACCCGCGCGTTGAAATCTTTTTAGACGTAGTTTAAAAATAAAATGAAAACAAGAAAAGAGTTTTTGGAGATCCTCCACGATAACCATTTAAGCGACCTTGTCACGGACGAGGTTGTCCTCGGGACTTTGGAAAAGATGGATCCGCAGAAGACGGTGACCCTGTTTTTGCCGACTCAGTTCGGGATGCCGGAGGAGCGGAAGATCACCGTCGGCCAGAGGATTGCGGCGGTGAAGGAGGACATCGAGGTGCATAAAAAGACGCTCGAGGTCATAGAGGAAAAATTAAAACAAGAAAAATGAGCGGAAGGCAGGAGAAAAAAATCAGGCGGCTATTCAGGAAAAGATACAGCGACGAGTTCTTCAGGCAGATAGTTCAGGGCCAGTTTTTCAGGCAGTTCATAAAACCGAGGCCGAAGTGGTGCCCGGAATTCCTGTGGATGTTTTTATTAAAGATCGTAATCAACGTAAATTTTCAAAATGGAAATAAAGCTGATAAAAATCGGGGAGATAAAAAAACAGATTTGTAGAAAGTGTAATAAGATAAAATTATTAAATGATTTTTATTTTAGAAATGATAGTAAAAAATATAGAACAATTTGTATTTCCTGTTGGCACAAAATAATTAAAGAATATAGAGAAAACAATAAAGGAAAAATAAGAGAAATGAAATTAAAATGGCAAAGAAATAATCCAAAAAAAAGACAAGAAATAAATAAACGATATTTGATTAAAAATAGAGAAAAAATCAATAAATATAATCGGGACTATAAAAGAGAAAAACAGAGTTTGAATGTCCGTCTTATTGCTAATTGTCGGTCAAGAATATGGAAAGCATTAAAAGGTGTTAATAAATCTATACATACTATTTCTTTTTCTTTGATAGGTTGTGATATTGAGGAATTAAAAAAACATCTTGAACAACAATTTAAAGATGGAATGAATTGGAATAATTATGGAAAATGGCACATTGACCATATTAAGCCTTGTTTAAGTTTTAATTTATTAGACCAAAAACAGATTTTGAAATGTTTTAATTATAAAAACCTTCAACCATTATGGGCGAAAGAAAACAGATTGAAAAACAACCTGATAAACAGGGGATAACAGGGCGAGATGAACGAGGGAGATGGGTATCGGGAATTTCAGGAAATCCTTATGGGAGACCAAAATTTTCTCTTGTTTCAATTTTGGGTGAATTATTACAAGAAATTCCAGAAGGAGAAAGAGAAATAAAAGCAAGACAACTAATGAAAAAAGCCATTGATATGGCAATGGGCGGGGATACTGCTATGTTAAGAGACATAATTAACCGAATTGACGGGATGCCGAAGGAGAAGATCGAGATGGAGGGCGAGATCGAGCACAGGGAAAACAAACTAATTGATTTGTTAAAAGATGCAAATAAAGAGACAAGAAAAAAAGTTGTTGACGGCTTTATTGAAATCCTCAGAGAGAGAAGGGGTAGAGGTGGCGTATCAAAATAACCTGCCGTTTTTTATCGAGGAGGAGATTTACGAGTATGATTCTGAGGCAAAAAAAGAGGGCTGGAGGCTGGGAGAATTGCATAAAGAGTGGAATGATATTTTGGAGTTAAAAAGGATTTGCATCAAGGCGCCGAGGGATCATCTGAAAACATTTTTCTTTTCTGAAAGTTATCCGGCGAGAAGGATGAGATTTAATCCGGACGACGAGATCCAGATATTCTCAAAGACGGACAAGCTGGCGGTGAGGATTTTGGATAAAATAAAAAAGAGAATTTTTAAGAATCCCAATCTGGAATATCTGGGGGGGAAGGGCGCGGACTTCTGGTCGAAGACAGAGATTAGGTGCTCCAACGGGGCGACAATCTACGCGCAGGGGTTCTGGTCTGCCATCAGGGGAGGGCACCCGAGGCTGATCATCATGGACGACGTGATCGATTCGCAGGTGGTTTATTCCGACGAGCAGAATGAGAAGGCGAAGGAGAGGCTGGCCGGCGAGGTGTTGCCTATGGCCGAACCTGACACGCAGATCATTATGGTCGGGACCCTGCAGAGGGAGGACGACATTTATTCTGCGGTTGACAGAAAGAACTGGTTTGTCAAAAGTTATGACGCGATTCTGGACGAGGAAAAAAAGATTACTTTGTTTCCGGAAAAATGGGACTGGGAAAAGTTGATGAGAAGGAAGGAGGAGATCTCGGCTTTGAAAGGCGAGAAATGGTTCTTAAAAGAGTATCGGAATTTTCCAGTAAAACTTCTTGGCGAAATCATAAAAAAAGATTGGTTGCAGTGGTATGACGAATTGCCGGCGGGTCTGAGAATTTACACCGGCTGGGATCTGTCGGTCGGGAAGGAATTAGACAAGGGAGACTACACCGCCTGCATCACTTTCGGGATTGATGATAAGGGAAACATTTTTATCATCAGGGTCTGGAGGGAGAGGATTGATTTTCCGACGAGGCTGAAAAAAGTGGTGGAGTTTGCTGGATTTGATAAATCTTTAAAAATCAGGATCGAGTCAAATACTTTTCAGGCCGATTCGGTCAAGGTCCTGATCGACAACACCGCCCTGCCCATCGAGGGGGTGAAGACAACGGAAAACAAAATAAAAAAGTTTTCCGAGATACTGGCGCCTCTTTTTGAAAACAGGAAGGTGTTTCTGAAAAGGGGCGACGAGATGCACCAGATATTTGCGGACGAGCTGTGCAGTCTGCCGAGGGGAAAATATGATGATATGTGCCTAATAGGAAATACCAAAATTGCTACTTTATTTGGGGACAAAGAAATTAGGAATATCAAAAAAGGGGAAATGATAATTACTCCATTTGGTTTACGAAAAGTGTTAGAAGCAAAGGCAACAGGAAAAAAAGAAATAATAGAAAAAATTGGATTAAAAGGAACAGGCAATCATCCAATTGTTGATATCAAAAATAAAGAATTCTGCCCTCTTGACGCATTTTGTATTGGTGATAATATAGTAAGTAGATTGAAACTTAAAGAGATAATTTTATGGCAATACCAAAAACTATTATTTTTAATGGGAAAAAATACCAACTCATGGGCGGGAAAAGAAAGTATTATCTTAGTTTCTCAACAACAAATAAAGGGCGGAAAAATCCTAAAGGACTTCATGTGGCAGTTTGGGAATTTTATAATAAAAAAACAGTTCCAAAGGGCTATATTATTCACCATAAAGATGGGGATACTTTTAATAATAACATTAGCAATTTGGAGTATATATCAAGGGAGCAACATTTTAAAATCTCAAAAAGAATTGATATTGAAAAAATTAAAAGACATTTGGCAAAAATTAGGTTATTGGCTACGAAATGGCATAAGAGTAAAGAGGGAAAGGAATGGCATCGGGAACATGCAAGAAAACAATGGGGTAAATCAAGAAAAAGCAAAGGAAAATGTAAATTATGCGGAAAAGAATTTTGGTCATATAAAAATAGAGGAAAAGAAAAACTATATTGTAGCCGAAGATGTTATTTTAAAACAAACAAAAAACGAGATAGAAAAGGAAAATTTATTTGAAGTGTATAATTTGTTAATTGATAAAGATAGAGTTTATTATGCCAATGGAATACTTGTCGGCAATTGCGATGCCCTTTGCATTGGGTTAAAAGATGTAATGTTTCGCGACTATGATTTAAGAACTATTGGTATTTAAAATGAATGGTGAAAAAACAAAAGTTTTAAGGGAAGTGAATTATAAATGGGATCGGGTGATGAAAATTGGGCAAGCAATAAAATATGGGCGGTGTTTTGTTATTTTTGAAGACGGGGAACCAGTGAGAGTAGAAAGACCCTTGCAAACTTTTGATTTAAAAATACCGGAGAAAGAATTTGAAGAAAGATTGAAAACGATTGGCATTTAACCCTTGACAAGCCTTCTTAGTTTTCTATAATTAAACAAGGAGCAAGTATTAAAAATTTATTTTATAGCCCTGAGTTGTTAGTCAATAGGGGCTCATGATTGAATCTGATTTTTTTCAGATCTAATCATGAGCCCTTTTTTTTATGGCTAAATTAAATTTTTTAGACAAAATATTAGGGACGCTTGGATTGATCAGAAAAAAGGCGGCCGATTTTCCTTTGGTTTCGGGTGCCGGGATTTCCGATTTCATTATCGGCGGCGGGGTGAGGATACCAAAATCCAAACTTCTGGAGAACAACAAGAACTGGGTTTTCAGTTGCGTCAGGGCGAGGGCCGAGGCGGTCGGAAACATCAAACTGAAAATGTTCGAGAAGAAAAAAGACGGGACGGTTGCCGAAGTGCCGGAGCACGAGTTGCTCGATCTCTTGGCGGCGGTCAATCCTTTCATGACGCAGTTCGAGTGCTTTGAAATGCTGGAGAGCCATCTTGACCTGACGGGAAACGCTTATTGGTATCTGGACGGGGTGAAAAATTATGGCGACAAGCCTACGGCAATCTATCCTTTGAATCCGAAGTATGTCGAGATTAAAAAAGGCAGGTTGCCGAATTTTATTGATGAGTATAGGTATACGGTCAATTCGGTAGTCCAGATCATCAAGCCGGAGCAGATACTCCATTTCAGGGAGGCCAATCCCGATGACCCTTACGAGGGCAGGGGGATTTTGGAGGCCATTGCCCACTGGGTTGACGCGGACAACTATGCGACGGAATGGAATCGGACTTTCTTTCTGAACGCGGCGAGGCCCGATGCGACTCTGGAGCACGAGGCGGACCTGAGCGCGGAGCAGATGAACTTTCTGAGGGCTTCGTTTGAGGATACTTACCGGGGCGTTGAGAAAGCTCATAAGGCCCTGATACTGCCGAAGGGTGTAAAGTTTTCGCCGGTCGGCTGGAACCAGAAAGAGATGGACTTCGTGGAGATGCAGAGAATGACGAGGGACAAGATTCTGGCCGGGTTCAGGGTGCCGAAAACCATACTGGGTTTGACTGAGGATGTCAACCGGGCGAACGCAGAGGCGTCTAACTATGTTTTCGCTTTGAGGGTCATTAAACCTCAAATGGAAAGAATCGTCGGTTATATAAACGAGTTCTTGGTGCCGAGATACGGAGATAATATTTTCTTGGATTTTGAGGATCCGGTGCCGGAGAACAGGGAACTGGAATTGCTTGAAAACGAGAAGGCTCTGGGAGCTCAGGCTTACGCATCGGTCAACGAGATCAGGGAAAAAGAAGGGTTGCCTCCTATCGAGGACGGAGATTCAGTGATGACCAATTTTTCTCTATTGCCCCTGGGCAAGCCGATCGAGAAAACAAAAACAAAACCAAATATTAAAAATCAAATGAAACCTTCTGTCAGGTTCTCGAGGAACCTGAAAAAGAGGAAGGAGATAGGGGAGCTGATCGCCAAGGAGGCGATGAGCATCGTGAGGGAGAGCGCCAAAAAAATCCTCGACAAGCTGGACGAGGAGAGATGGGAGATTTTGTGGAAGGCGTTCGTGGCCAGGGTGACGCCATACGAGAAGACGCTGGCCGGAAAAATAAAATCATTCAACAAGGATCAAAAAGAAAAAGTCATTAAAAAACTGGAGGGCAAAATAAAAGCAGTAAAAGCACCTGAGGATTTCGGGGATCTGTTCAATGGCGACGAGGAGGTTTCGATTCTGATCGACGGCATCACGCCAATCCTGAGAGAGCTTTACCAAAAAGAGGGAAAGGAAACTTTGGACCTGATAGGGATGGGCGAGGCGTTTGAGGCCTCTTTGGAGAGGGCGAGAAAAAGCCTTGATGATGCGATCTCTCTGATGTCCGAAAGCTACAATGAAACAACTTTGGATCTGCTAAAAGAAAAGTTAAAAGAAGGCCTGCAAAATGGCGAGAGTCTGCCGGAGCTGACAAACAGGATCAGGGACGTCTATGAGTTCTCTGACCAAGTCAGGGCAGAGAGGGTGGCGAGGACTGAGGCTTTCAGAGTGGCCAACTCTGCTACAAGGGAGGCGTGGAGGCAGTCGGGAGTGGTAAAGACTCTGAAATTCTATACCGCGGCTGATGAAAGTGTTTGCCCTGTTTGCGCCGCTATGAATGGAAAAATCGTAGGAATAGAAGAAGAATTCTTTAAACCGGGAGAGGAAGTTGCGGGAAGTGATGGAAAGAAATATCAACTTTCCAGTTATAGTGATGGTATGACGCCCCAAGATTTACATCCAAATTGCAGGTGTTATTTGAGACCTGAGACTATAAATATCGAATGAAGACAATGATTGAGATTTTGTCGAATTTCAGAACCTTTAAATCGTAAAACATTCCAGCCACGCTGTTTGAGCCATTGATCCCGTTTTTCAGCAAGATTTCGTTTCTGCTTGCCCCAATGATGAGGATTATCAATTTCAATATCAAGTTTCTGTTTCAGAAAAGCAAAATCAAGAATATAAGAACCCAATGGATATTGAAAGATGAATTTTAGTCCTTTCTTTTTAAGAGAATCAAAAAGTATTTGTTCTTCTGGAGTAGGATGATTCCGATAGAATTTAGAGACAGTTTTAGCTCGCTTCACACGAACAGGAAATCGCCACATTGGATTATTGAGTTTCCTGATATCAGAAAGTCGTTTAATGCTTGGATGGTCAAATTTAGTCAATCCATTATTCCAAGAGGGTTTACCGCGACGGGAAGGAAGGCCATATTTTTTAATGGCTCTATGGGCAGCAAGGGTAGTTTCAAAAGGATTGCGGAGTTTGTGGGCATATTCAAAAGTTAACTGGCATTTAGCCGAACAATAATTAAATGGACGGATTCGATAAGGAAATCTATGGATAGTTTTTCCACAATTAGCACATTTCACCTTCATATTAAATCATTATATCACATACTAAATGTCGTTGTCAATTAAATTAAAAGGTCGATGTCTTATTAAAAAATAATTGGCAGGAAAAAAAATGGAAAATTCTAACAAAAATAAAAACATTGTCGAGGTTCCCGAAGAAAAATTAAAAGAATTGGGAATCTTAAAGGTCTTAAATATAATCATCTCTGAAGAAGGGGAAGATAACTATAATTGCGTGATGGAGACGGGAGAAATTAAAACAGTTCCTGCTTCATCGCTAATTAAAGAATAACCATGGAAAAGAAAACAACAATTTCATTCGGTTCGGACGGGAAAAGCAAGATGAGTTTTCGGATTTGGAGAGCAGACAAGCAAAGATGGGAGACGCCGGGATTGTTATGGCAGATTAGACAATTTTTAAGAGAATTGAGAATTCAGTCCCTTAACTTGTTTAGAGCAATAAAAGGATATGCCACGGTTTTGGTTCAAGTTGGCGAGGAGTGGATTGTCGACAAGCTGGACGAGACGGTTCAGACCACCGGAGATTATGTCGGCTGGGGAACAGGAGCAGGAACAGCGGCCAAGGCCGACACCACTTTGTTTACCGAGGCATCAGAGTCAAGGGTCACGGCTACCAGAACTCAAAATGCGGCAGATAAAATCAGATGGGTAGGAACTCTGACTTGCGCTGGATCGGGAAAGACGATCACCAACGCCGGCAACTTCACGGCCGTGTCTTCCGGGACCTTGATAGTCCACGGGGATTTCACCGGGATTGTTTTGGCGGTCGGGGACAAGATTGAGTTCACTATTGACTTGGAGATTACTTAATTTAGTCAAAAATAATAAGGTAAAAATTTTATGTCAAGACAATTTTGGGGAGAATTATTGGCTTGGGCAACTGCCTCTGGGACTGCGGTAGCTAACACAACTACAGAGACGATCATATTCCCGAACGTTACGATTCCAGCTAACTTTTTGCAGGACGGCAGGGTTTTGCGTATAAGAGCGCAGGGCGAGCATTCAACCACTAGCACGCCAACCTTAATCTTTCGGTTAAGATGGGGTGGAGTAGCAGGCACGGTTATAGCATTAACCCCGACATTTACCTGCGGATCAGGAGCCTCAAAGAAAATCTGGGACATCGATTTTGTCCTTCAAGTGAGATCAAACGGATCATCCGGAACAGTGGTAGTAATCGGCGAAGCCACAGTCAACGGTGCCACGGTGCCTTCGCAGGCATTCTGTGTGGGTGGAGATAACACTCCGGCAGCGACCGCGGTTGATTTGACAGCCGATACAGCATTATCAATAACAGCACAATGGAGTGCGGCGAGTCCTTCAAACACCTTAACGGGGTGGAACTATACCATTGAAGCATTAAATTAGGATGGCATTATGATTGAATTCGTAGGGGCAAATTCAGCAAACGCTACGACCGTAACTATTCCTACGCACAAGATAGGAGATTTAATCATCATATTTGCTTTTAGGGATGGAAGCACTACGAATCCGACAATTGGTTCAGGATTTACCACCTTAACAAATACGCTTGATGGGACGTCGTGCTCTGTGTCTGTCGGATACAGAATTGCGACAGCAACCAACACGACTTCAGGAACTTGGACGAACGCGACAGACCTTATCTGTCTTGTGTATAGGGGACAGTTAAACACTGGAACACCGTTGGGGACATTCACAGGAACGGCAGGGACTGCCGCAAGCGTTACTTACGGAGCAGTAACTTTAGTCAACAAAGGGGGTTCTTGGGTCATTGCCTTTGCCGGTCATAGGAGTATTAACACTTCCCTTGAAACACCTCCTGCCAATATGTCTTTAGTGATAGACCAATTGGATGCCACCATGGAATCAGCGGCATTTCATCAGAATTGCCCTCATATTAACTGGCCGTCAACTGATGTTGCCGTAGGCGGGACTGCTTCCGGATGGATTACATTTGTTATTGAGATATTCGCACAGGGATTTGTTCTGAATAATTATAAGTTTGCAAAGGCTAATAGTTCAAGCGGCATTAGCGTAACTGAAAAAATAAAATGAAGACCATAAAGTTACCAGTGGCAGTGGCTGTGGGCCTCATCGTTGTCGGGGTCCTCACAGTGCCGTTTGGTTATCTCTTGCTGGTCTTCGGATTCATACTTTTATTAGTTTCGTTTGAAAAAATAAAATGATAGCTTTAGACGCAATATCAAGCAAATTTGAACTTGGTTGGCACGATACTCCATTGGTAAGCACTTGGAGTCATACCTGCACAGGTTCAAATTTAATACTTATTGTTGCGGTTCAAATCTTTCAAGATGTATCGGGGACAGGGACGGTGACGGCGGCAACATACAACGGCGTGGCGATGACTAAAGTAATTGATAAATTAGTGGCCGGGACAACAATGTATACCGCTATTTACTATCTTTTAAATCCTGATGCTGGCGCACATACAATTTCAATGACTGTGACGGGAGTTACTGATGATATTAAATACGAGGCATCGTCTTGGACTGGAGTCGGTGGAATTGATAATAGCGCTTCAGCGGGAGGGGTCGATACTCCGGCAAGCGTGACTTTTTCAACCATAGCTGATAATTGCGAAGTCGTTGACTCAATTCTAAAATATGGAATAAATGCGATCACTAAAGGAGCAAGCCAGACAGAAATAGCGAAGAATAATGCGACTTATTGTTCTGGAGGTTCAAGCTATTTAACTGCCTTAAAAACGCCCGCAGGTTCGGTAACGATGACTTGGACTTGGACGAGTGATTCAAATGACTGGTCGATATGCGCGGTTTCTCTATCTCCGTCAGGACCGGTTGTGTGTGATTTATGTCTTAAACCAAAAAAGGCAGTGACGAGACCTTATTCATTCACTCCTCAAATAGCAAGATAATATGGCATTTCCAGCTTTTAGAAGTAAATCTTGGCAGATAAGCAGGGTTCAGGTAGTGACGACTTATTACCAGAGTTTGCCGGCGAGCGAAACTGCGGTCTGTTCTTTGTCAATAATAATGATCTGGGCGAAGATTCTGGCGGCGACCGAAGCGGCGGTGGCCGGGATTTCAAAAGCGATGAGTTATTTCAGGAGTTTGATTGTGACGGAGGTCTCAAATATAACAATGAGTTTGGTTAAAACTTTTTATCGGATATTGAGTGTAGCGGAGGCAAGCATAGCCGGTTTGGTAAAAGGATTATTTAAAACCCTTCCGGTGGTAGAGAGTTCAGTCGTCAATTTAATAGCCGCTCTTTTTAAACAAATTACAATGAGCGTGGCCGAGGTTTCGGTGGCGGTTATTTCAAAAATAACAACTTTTTTCAAAACTTTTGCGGTCACGGAAGTGTCGGTGATCGCGATGTCTTTAGTCAAGACGTTTTATCGGGTGCTTTCGGTAGTAGAGAGTTCAATTGCTAGCTTGATAAAAGGAATGTCCAAAACTTTGTCGGTGATAGAGAGTTCGGTTGTCAGTTTGATAAAAGGAATGTTTCGGACTTTGTCAGTGGTGGAAAGTTCGGTGGCGGCGATTTCTAAAATTATTGGGAAAGTTTTATCAGTCATAGAATCGTCAATTGTTTCTTTAAGTAAGATAGGTTCATTTTTTAAGACTTTGGCGGCAACAGAAATAAGTGCGCCGAGTCTGGGGGAGATAACGAGTTATTTCAGAAGTCTGGCGGTGGTGGAAAGCAGTATTGCGGAATTAAGCAAAGTAGCATCATTTTTTAAAAATCTAATAGTGACTGAGATCTCGGTGCCGGCGATGGATTTGATTAAGACTTTTTACAGGATACTTTCAGCGACAGCAACCGGAGTGGCAAGTCTGATAGCACAATTAGTGGGAGTGATAATCCATTATGTCGCTTTGGTGGCGACGGAGATCTCGGTGGCGACGATCGGGCTGGCAAAGACATTTTCTCAGATGTTGAGTGCGGTTGAGAGTAGTGTCGCTTCCCTGATCAAGGCATTTTCCATAAAGATAGCGATGTCAGTGACGGAAATTTCGGTGGCCGTGATGGGGAGGCTGAAGTTTGTAGGATACGCGGCCAAGCAGTTCATCCTGAAGCTGGTCTACTACGTCGGGTCAAAGGTTGTGCAGTTGTTCGGAATGAGTTTTGCCATAAAAGACGCAGTGAAGAATTTCACCCTGAAGGGGTTTGGGACGAGTTATATCTTAAAAAGCAAAATAGAGGATAAAACAATTAAATACAAAATATGACGGAAATAAAAGTTGTAAAAAGCGATAAGGGATACGATCTCAATTTCACCCTGCAGAAGTCGGACGGGACCGCGCTCGATCTGACCGGGGCGACTCTGCTGTTGAAGGTGCAGAAATACGACGCCAGTGCAGTCAAGTTTTCGGGGTCGATGGCGATTACCAACCCACCGGGGACGGACGGAAAGTGCAAATACACGGTGCAGGCGACGGATTTCGATGTGGCCGGGAAGTATAACGGAGAGATCGAGGTCAGTTACGGGACGAGTCAAATACTGACTTTCACTGATATTTTAATTGAAGTTTTAGAGGAATTGCCAAAATAAAATGAAAAAAGGTCGAAGAAAACAAAGCACGCGGAAGCGTGAAAATCCGCAGGCAAGCAGAGATTCAGGGGCTTTTTGCGTGCAATTAAATAATAGCAAATAAAAAATGGAATTAAAAACTACTTTTCAAAAATTAAGCGAGGAAATCAAAAGCAAGATTTCAGAGCAACTGAAGACTAAGGAGGTTCAGGAGATGGTCGCCAAGATCAAGGACGCCCAGGATTCGGGCAGGTTCGAGGTTGTCATCTCGACCGGCGACGTGGACAGGATGGGAGAGGTTATAAATCCGGCCGGCTGGGACCTGGAATTTTACAAGATGAACCCGGTTGTCTTGTGGGCGCACGACTACATGTCTCTGCCCATAGGCATAACCGAAAGCATCGAGATAAAGGATGGGAAGCTGGTGGCTACGGGCAAGTTTGCTCCGGCAGACGCCAACCTTTTGGCCCAACAGGTCAGGAAACTTTACGATCTGGGGATGCAAAGGGCGACTTCGGTAGGGTATCTGGAGAAGGAAAGGAAAGACAACAACATCTCAAAGGCGGAATTATTGGAATGGTCTTTTGTGTCGGTGCCGGCTAATCCTTTTGCTCTATCAACTTTAAGACAATCAGGAATTGATACTGAAGTTATGATCACAAAAGGAATAATTGTGCCGGTTAAGGCAGAGCCGAAAGAAGGAGATCCCTGCACGATGGATGATGGGAGCGATGGAGTGATGAAGCCGAACGACAATGGCGAGCTGGTCTGCACGCCGAAAGAAGGAGCGAAACCTGCGCCGGAGACTGAAGGTGATTACATCATTATCAGGGTTAAGGATCCTGACTATTTTGATCCAGATTCTTTCAGGACTATAGAGATTTCGGCCGATGAGGGAATCAAAGCAACCATCGGATGTAAGAAAGGGGAATATGAGGACGGAAAATGCCAGATAGGAACCGAAGTGCAGAGGTATCTCTTTGACAAGGAGAAATGGACTCTGGAAAAGGCAGAGGCCTGGGTCAAGGATCACGAGAAATCAGCAAAGCAGGATGAAGGAGATCTGGCGGCGAAGATCGGGGCCGAGTTGACGCAGATGCAGTCGGAAATCGATGCGGCGATCATAGCGCACACGAAAAACATAATTGGTTTGTTGAGTCAAAAACAAAATGCCATCTTGGAGGGTAAAAAGCTCCAGGGTGACAAGCCCGGGGATGGGGCGAATCTTGGTCGAGAACCTGCAGGGTTGAAAGAACTGGAGGAATTTATAATCCTCCGGACGATCTTGCAGAAAGCAGACATAGCTCTTGAGGACGGATTGAAAAGATTAAAGGAAAGAATCCGATCCTCAAGTAATTAAGTAATTAAAATGGACGAAAAAACTTTAGAAGAGTTGGAAAAAAGATTCACCAATGTTGTTGATAAGGTTTTCGAGGAAAAGATGAAAGTTGTTGTTGGAGAGGTGGCCGCCCAGGAGACCAGAAAAATCGTTGAGCAGATGAGGGTCGAAAGGCTCTTGTTTGGCCAGGACAGATCCGGTCTTTCTGAGGAGCAGAAGTTGAAGTTTGTCGACACGGTCAAGGCCGCTTTGGGAGCGAGAACCAAGGCCAACGAGGCCCTGATCGAGGAGCAGGACAACCGAGGAGGTTATCTTGTAGCCAAAGAAGTGGCTGATGCCATTTTGAGGATAGCAGCTTCAGTGGGTCTGGTTCTGAGTCAGTGCCAGAAATGGCCGATGAAGACAGACGAGCTTGGAATTCCGGCTTACACCGGTTCCTTCTTGGAAGGCGAATACCTTAGCGTTGATGCGGCTGGTTCCGTCACTGGAGTCACCTTCACGCAGGCGAGACTGATTGTCAAGAAATGGCAGTTGGCCTTTGCGGTCGGGAACGACCTCTTGGCTGATGCCGGAGTTAACTTGGCTGACTGGTTGCTGGCTTTGGGAGCTGAGGCTCTGGCTAACAGAATTGATAAGGAAGGTTTGGCTGGGACTGGTGCGCCTTTTGTCGGGGTAATCAACGAAAGCGGTTGCACCACTTTCACGATGCCCTCGGGAGAAACAGGGTTTGATAAGTTCAGTCCTGTGGCTGATGCGGCCGATGTGATTGGTAATGTGGAGGAATCTATTTTGGATGGATGTGGATGGATGTTCAACCGAACTGTCTGGGCGAAAATCAGGCAGGCGAAGGACGCGGCCAATGCTTACATCTTAGCCGGGGCTGGCGCGATCACCAACGATATTTTGGCGGCTTTTGCCGGGAAGATTGGAGGCGCTAAGCCTGTCGGTGCGATGGCCGGATACCCGGTCTTCACTTGTAAGCACTTACCTGGGATGACTGCTTCGGCAGTTAGCACGATCTTCGGCATCTTCGGGAACCTGAAGGCTTTGAATTACGGAGACAAGGGTGAACTGAGGGTTGGCCAGTATCAGTCTGGCAGCTTTGGCGGAAAGGAAATCGCCTTGGCTGATCAGACCGGATTGGTCTACAAGCACAGACACGCTTTGGTGATTGGTTTGCCAGCGGCTTTTGTCAACATCAAGACCGCGGCTTCCTAAAGCTGAATGAGTAAAGATTTTTGAACTGAGGATCGCTCCCCCGATTTCTCAGTTTCAAGGTCGAGCAGTTTAATTTTTGAAAGGTAATTTTTATCAATCAAATGGAAAAGAAAAAATTCAAAGTGTTAAAACCTATCGGATATTACGGAAGAAAGGAAGCGGGAGAAATTGTTGAAATGTTTGACGATGAGTTTAAAGCTTTTGGCACTGAGTATTTGGAGCCAGTTATCGAGTCTGCGACCGCAGGCGAGAAAAAGGTCGAGGCTGGTTCGGCTGTCAAGCCCCAAAAGCGAGGAAGGAAACCTAAGAAATAAATAATTAGGTTTCTAAAAATAAAATGAGAAGCGTTTATGATGCGATTTTAAACAAAATCGCTTTAGACCCTGTCGCGGCAAGTTCTGTGCAGACAGGAGGTGCGATTGATACGAAGGGATACAACTCTTGTGTCTTTGTGATTCAGAATGGTGTGGCGACTGGGACGCCGACGAGCTACACCGTCGATGCGAAGCTTCAGGAGAGCGACGCCTCGGGTTCAGGTTTTGCTGATGTCACCGGATACACCATCACTCAGATCACCGCTGACAGCAAAATAGCGACTCTGAGAGTCGAGGGTTTGGGAACTTCAAGAAAGAGATATTTGAAAGTGCTTGTGACCCCTGCTATGACAGGAGGTTCGTCTCCCAAGGCCCTGATCGGTTCTGTCTGCTGCTTAGGTAGAGCTTATAAGTTGCCGGTTGGAAACACACCATAATTCTTTGACTGATGCCCTCCTTGCTTGTGGCTTGCGGGGGCAAAGCCAGAGAGGTATCAATCATTGGCTCTGGGGTCGAAAGCTGTCCCACGGGGCAACCCGCGGGTCAAATTAAGGGTAAAAAGTTGAATTATGACAAAAACTGTTGGCTGGGCATTAACAACCCTGGAAAGGGTGAAGGCTCGCCTGGGCATAAAGGAGACTGGTTTTGACATCCTGATCGAGCAGTTGATAAATAGTATTACCGATTGGATTGAGGGACAATGCGGAGGAAGAAGATTCAAAAAAACGACCTACACCAACGAGATCCACGACGGCTCGCAGCCTGCGGCAATAGGAGAAGGCAAAAAAAGGTTTCTGTTGCTGAAGCATGCGCCTATCACGGCCCTGACTTCTTTCCAATATAACGGCGGAACGATCGGCTCGCCATCTTGGACGAATTTCAGCACGGAAGAATATCAATTACTTGATAAGGAGGGAATGATTTATATTCTGGGAACTTTGCCGAGGGGTTTCAGAAACATCAGGGCTACTTATGACGCTGGATTTCTTATTGATTTCGCGAACGAGACGGACACGGTAAAACACAATCTGCCTTTTGATCTCTCCAACCTGGCCGAAAGATTGGTTGTTAAGGAGTTCAAGAGAAGGGAGGAGATTGGAAAATCGGGAGAGTCGCAGGGCGACGCGACTGTCAGCTTCTTTGATCATCTCGAGGAGGAGGACAAGGCGGTGCTGGCGAGATATAACAGAATCATTTTTTAAAAGCATGCCGACGGGAATTTATTTACATAGATCTGGCTGGCGACATTCTGAAGAAACAAAGAAAAGAATGAGCGAAGCCCATATAGGGAAAATTGGTGTTCTTTCGATGTTAGGTAAAAAACATTCGGAAGAGACAAAAAGAAAAATGAGTGAAATTCATAAAAGAATTGGATCTCCTTGGTTAATAGGACGGCATCTTTCCGAAGAACAAAAAAAGAAAATAAGTGAAGGAGCGAAAAGAGTCGGGAATGGAAAATGGATGTTAGGAAGAACATTACCAGAAGAAGTCAAATTAAAAATAAAGGAATCACTGCCGAAAGGAGAAGAACATCATTACTGGATGGGAGAAAAAGTAAGTTATCGGGCATTACATAGTTGGGTTCATAGATGGCTTGGTTCGCCTAAAAAATGTATTTTTTGCGGGAAAGAAAAAACAACTCCCAAAAGCATTCATTGGGCGAATAAAAGTGGTGAATATAAAAGAAGTTTAGATGATTGGATTCAGCTTTGCGCAAAATGTCATAAAGAATATGATTTAAATTTATGTCAAATATAGTTGAAGTCGAAATACCTAATCTTCGGGAGTTGCTTTTCAACCTGAGAAGGTATCCGGCGATAGCCGAGAAGTGGTTGCAAAAAGCAATCGTGGCTTCGGGGGCTGAGTTGCACAAGGCGGCTAACAGAGGAAACGTGCCCTGGAGGACCGGCAGACTGGTGCAGAGTTTCCAGGTGGCGATTGGAAGACTGTTCGCGAGGGTTTGGCCGACAGCCAATTATGCGATCTATGTCGAAGAAGGAACGAAGCCGCACCTCATATTTCCCAGAATAAAAAGGGCTCTCTACTGGGAAGGAGCCGAACATCCGGTGATGAGGGTTCAGCATCCGGGGACTAAGGCGAACAGGTTTTTGGAGAGGATGGTGCAGGCCAGTCAGCCCGGAATAGAGAAGCACTTCAAGGATGCCGGAGACGAGATAACAAAAGAAATAGCAAAAATATGAGCGATGTATTTAATTCAATTCACGATGCGATAGAGGACAAATTAGGAACATTGAAGACCGATACTTTGAAAGAAGTTTACGGCTACAAACTGGATCCTTTGGAATTCGAGTTTGCCGACTTTCCGGTTGCGGTGATGGTGGAATCGGGAAACGATTCTGATTATTTGTCAACGAAAGAAAATATGCGCGTCTATCCTTTTGAGATCTACATTTTTCAGGAAGTCGAGAAGGCAGGGGGAATGAAGGAGGCCTATGAGATCTTAAGGAGCACGGTCATCGCGATCTTGGATACTTTTGATAATTATCAGGACTTAGGGGGAGCGGCCGACTGGGTCGAGCCGGCCATGAGCGGATTCTTGGACTTTCCGAGAAAAAACAAAACGATGGCCACGGCCATCATCACCCTGAAAGTTCACAAGGTAAAAACCTTGCAGTAATAAATTTATGGGACGAAATAAAGGATATCATCATTCAGAAGAAACTAAAAAGAAAATAAGTGAGGCATTAAAGGGAAGAATTTTTACAATGGAACATAAAAGAAAAATTGGTGAAGCTAACAAAGGTAAAAAATATCCGCATTCTGAAATAACAAAATTAAAAATGAGTCAAGCCCACATAGGAAAACGATTATCCGAAGAATGGAAAAAAAAGATTAGTAAAGCACTTGAAGGGAAGAAATCTTATTTATGGAAAGGAGGAAGAATAAGAAGAAAAGGATATATTTTATGTTTAAAAAAAGAGCATCCATTTAGTTGGAAACAAGGGTATATTTTTGAACACCGCTTAGTGATGGAAGCGGAATTAGGTCGCTACCTTTTGCCCCGTGAGGTAATCCATCATATCGACGGGGATAGGTCGAATAATGAAATAGATAATTTAATGCTTTTTGGCTCTTGGAAAGAGCACAGAAAATATCATTGTTATGCAAACTAATTACAAAAATAAAATGCAAAAAGAAGAAGAAAACAAAACATCAAAGGTCGAAGAAAATTACTTTTTCCCGCCACAGGACGGGTTTCCTGAATTCTCATGTCAGGCCGCGTCTCTGGAGGAGGCCGGGGAAAAGTATAAAGCATTCAAAGAAAATAAGAAATAAATTTTATGGTAAAAGCAATTGGACGTTTAGTGAATCTCGGAATCGGTAAGGAAACCACCAGGGGCACGGCGGTTGCGCCGACTTACTGGCTTTTTAAATCTGATCTCAACTACCAGGAGAAAATCGAGCAGGCGATAGAGGAGGCATCAACAGGAGTAATAGCCGATTCTATCGACTCGCAGATAGTCAAGAAATGGGCGGAGGGTTCTTTTGGCGGAAGCATCAACGACAAAAGCATAGGTTTGATACTTCTGTCTTTGTTTGGTTCGGTCAGTTCGGCTCTAAAAGGAGGCGAGACTGTAGTCTACCAGCACACTTTCAGTTTGGGAAATACTGCCCAGCACCCATCTTTAACTTTGGGAATCGACGACCAGTGGCAGGACTACCAGTTCGCTCTGGCGATGATCGAGAGTCTGGAGATCAGATACGAGAGGGGAAAATTCATCAGTTACACTGCCAACTTCAAATCCAAAAAGGGAGCAACAGCTACCTTAACCGCATCTTATTCAGCCGAGAACTCTTTCAGGCCGCATGATTTCGTTTTCAAGATGGCGGCTAACCTGGCCGGATTAGCGGCGGCGGCGGCAACTGTCATTAAGTCAGCCACCCTGAAGTTTGAAAAGAATCTGGAAGTAGACGATGTTCTTGGATCAATAGATCCGGTCGATTTTCTCAATAAGCAGTTTGTCTGCACCGGGACGATCGAGGCCCTGTTTGATGACGAGGCGACTTTCAAGACTATTGTTTTGGGAGACACGGCGAAGGCAGTGAGATTCGATTTGATCAATGCAGCCGTGACAATCGGAACCAGCTCGAATCCGGAACTGCAGCTTGACTTGGCAAAGGTAAAATTCTCTGAGATAACGAGGGCGACGCCTCTGAACGATCTGGTAAAGCAGACGCTCGGATTCAAAGCATACTACTCCCTGTCTGACAGCAAGCTTTTTCAATGCGTCTTAACTAACTTAGCGGTGAGCTATTAAAAATATGGACAGAGAAACAAAAAAAATCACCACTCCCTCTGGGAAAGTGGTGGAATTAAAAACCTATCTGACGGCCGGAGAAAATAGGAAGGTTACGGAGGCCTACATCGGCTCTGTCAGGCCGGAGACCGACGAGAAGGGAAGGACGACAAAGATGACTGTCGACGGCGAGGGCATAAGCAGGGCCGAGGACAGATTGATAGAAGTGGCCGTGGTTTCCTTTGACGGAAGCGGAGAGAACATCCTGCAGAGGATTTTGGACGGGAGTCCCGATGACTACCAGTTCTTGATGCAGGAGATCAACCAGTTGAAGAAGGGTTTTCCGACGGCGAAATAGCTTATAACTGGCAGCGTTATTTCGCCTTGGGTCAGGCCGAATTGAAGGAGGAGCAGATAGCGGCTTTGATATGCCGGGAGTTTAGCTGGACTTGGCAGGAATACGAAAACCAGCCAAGTTGGTTCATTGAAATTATTTTAGAGATGTTGAAAGCGGAGGCAGAGGAAATGAAAAAGAAAACTACAGGTTAGAAATTGCAATTGCGGAGAATAATGTTGCCGATCAGTTCACCAGAAACCTTGCCAGTGATAGTAATTGATTGGTCCTTCACCAGTTTCGCTAATTTATCCTCTTGGGATTTGTCGAACATACATTGGACGCCAAAAATAGAAAATTCTCGTCCTTTCAAAGTAACATAGGGGGTATCGAGAATGTCTTTACCGATTGAATCAATTGTGCCGGAAACTTCAAGAATCTTATCTTCATATTTCTGATCAGCGGCAACTTTATTTGCATTATATTCTTCGCTAAGTTGAAGTGCAGAAATCTTCAAAGGAGGGGGTAAATTTTCTGGCTGTTGTGGAGAAGAAGGAGGAGGAACGGGTTTCGAGGGTGTGGTGAGACTAATAATGAATAAAAATAAAAAGAACATTAACACCCAGAACCACCACCTTTTATAAAGTTTTTTCTTCGGTTTTATTTCCTGATTTTCCATAGAGATTTAGTGAAAATTAGATATAGATGACCTTTATTAAAGCATAATAAAATTCATTAAAAAAGTAAATGGCAACAGCTTTATTAGAGATATTAGTAAAAATAAGGGACGAGGCGACTCAGTCTATTTCTCGGCTGACTGACGACTTTAAAAACGCCGATATTTCATTAAAAGGCTTTAGCACTACGGCCGGAATGGCGGCCGGGGCTTTGGCGGCCATCGGAGGCTTGACTTTTGGAATGGCGATCAAGGCGGCTGAGGACGCGGCTGTCAGTTGGGCAAAAGTCAAGAGAGTTTTAACAGACACTGGAGTTTCTTTTGACGATCTTAGGGCAAGAGCCGAGGAAATGGCCCAGAAAAGCACCTTTCAGGCTCATGAGATTGGAGAGGCTTACGCAAGAAACATTTCGCTCTACGGAGACACACAGGAAGCATTAGACAAAACAAAGATGGCGATGGATATCGCCGCTTTCTCCGGGCAGAATTTGGAGTATGTCCAGAAGATTATCTCGAGGGCAAGCGATGAAAATATAAGATGTTTGAGATTGTTGGCCGAACAGTTGGGAATTTATATCGGCGACATAGACGAACACGCGGACAAGGGCGAGCAGTTCGCCATTTTGCTCAGCCGGATTGCGGCGAAGGCAAAAGGTTTTGACGAGGAGTTGCTGGGAATGAGCGGCTTGAAGGAAACAAAAAAACAATGGAACGAGCTTTTGGAGCTTATCGGATCCGCTGTTTTGCCAGCTTTAAATAGTCTTCTTAAAGATCGCATTATCCCGTTGATTCAAAAGGTTAAAGAATGGGCACAGGCTCATCCAGAGTTGTTCAAAAATATAACTATAACGACTGCGGCAATCACAGCATTGTTGATGGTATTAGCACCCTTACTTTTAGCATTGCCAGGTTTGATTATTCTTTTGCAAGGCGCGGCGGTGATGTTTGGGGCTTTAACTTCGCCGATCGGATTAGTGATATTAGCTCTTGGGGCTTTGATAACGGCGGCAATAGTATTCAGGAAACAATTCATGGAAATTATCGGCCAAGTGGTGAGCTGGCTTAAGACTGTCTGGAGTGAAGCTTGTGACGCTGTCGCTAATATCTGGCAGAACTGGGTCAATAGAATTACGAGTTATGTCGACTTTATAATAGACAAAATCAATTGGATTAGACAGGAAGTGAGGAATGCCTGGTCAGAGGCACAAAATGTTATTAGTAATGTCGGCCAGAAGGTAAGCAGCGCAGTCGGCACGGTCAAAAACGTTCTGGGCTTTCAGGAGGGAGGGATTGTCACCCGGCCGACTCTGGCGATGGTCGGAGAGGCCGGACCCGAGGCAATCATTCCTTTGGGCCGGGGAGGAATCGGAGGGAATATAATCATCAATCTTTCAGGCACTTTCTACACCGAAGAAGAAGTGGCGGAGAAATTCGCCAATCAGATTGCCAAACTCATTAAATATCAAATAAGGGTCTAATATGTCACTTGTCTTAAAAATCAATGACGTCGACAGGTCAAGTTGGATAGATTGGAAGACCATAGAAAAGGTTGAGGTCCTGACAAAGGAGGTTGATAGGTTTCAGTTTGATATCAGGAAGACCGGAAGCCGGACGGCGCCGGCTCTGGGAGACAAGATAACCATTCTTTACGGAGGCACAAAGACGTTCGAAGGAGTGGCGGTCGAGATCTCGGAGAAGATAAAAGGAGGGGTCTTGATTGGATACCAGATCAAGTGCAAGGATTGGACGCATACCTTGGATAAAAAACTGGTGGTGAAAAGCTATTCCAGCCAGACGGCGGCGGCGATCGTGCAGAACATCATCACCACTTATTGCCCGGGGTTTACGACCAATAATGTTGTGGCGCCGGTGACGGTTGGTTCTATTAAATTCAATTACGAGCAGGTTTCAAAATGCCTTCAGCAGTTGGCGGATCTGGTGAACTACGACTGGTATGTCGACTATGACAAGGACATCCATTTCTTTTCAGAGGAGGCTTACACTGCGCCCTTCAATCTGGACGACACTTCGGGGAATTACAAGTTCGGCTCTCTGGAGATAAACAAAAACATCCTGCAGGTTAAAAATGCGATCTATGTCAGGGGCGGAGAAAAAAAAGAGACCAGCGCGCATAGTTATCCCTTTTTAGCAGATGGCCAGCAGACAACTTTCACTCTGCCTTATCAGTTGGACGAACTGATTGTAAAAAAGGGCGGAACGTCGCAGACTATCGGCACTGATTTTCAGACCGATCCGGCGACGGTTGATTGTCTTTATAATTTCAATGAGGGAATGGTCAAGTTCAGGGAAGATAACAAGCCGGCAAGCGGAGTGACGGTGGAGTTCACAGGAAAGGCTTGGATCCCGATCATTAAATTAGTCAGGGATAATGATAGTATCGCCACTTACGGGGAATACCAGTTTGCGGTCATTGATAAATCAATAGAAACAGATCAGGAGGCTATTGACAGGGGGAGGGCGGCTCTGAGGAAATTTAACGAGTCGGTCTATGAAGCTTCTTTCAGGACAAATAAGGACGGGCTGAAGACCGGCCAGAAAATCAGGGTGCAGTCAACTATCAGGGGGACTGATAAGTGGTTCAAAATCAACCGGATCATTTCAAGGATGAGGAGTTCGCAGGAGTTTGAATATGAGGTGTTTTTACTCGCTTCAGGAGATGTCACTTTTATCGATATGATGACGGGGTTGTTGGAAGGTGACAAGAAAAACATCGATATCAAGCTGAACGAGGTTCTGGATAAAATTGAAACTCTGGAATCTACGGTCAGCATCGCCGAATCGATTGCCGGGACGACTCCAAGATCAACTTCGGAGACGGTCAGCATCGGAGAAAGCATAACTGGAACTAAAAAGAATCCACCTTTTAAGTGGATGCCGGACGCGGTCAACCCGGCAAAGTGGAATTTATTTCAATGGAATTAAAAATGAGCAAAATCAAACAAAAAATTAAATATAGAAAAGACGATATTATTTATAGAGGAAAAAAGTGCAAGGTTGTTTTAGGTCCTATCATTTGCGAAATAAAGGAAAAGCCAATTAAGATTATCGGAATAATAACTGCCACAATCAGGGATGGTAAGACCGGAAAGATTAAAAGGGTTTATAGGCAGAAGAACTTGATCGCCACGATAGGGCGGGCGGTTTTGGCCCAGAGGCTGGCCAACATCACGACCTACACCGGGGTCATCAATTACGGGGCTCTGGGGACTTCTGTGACGCCTCCGGCCAATGGCGACACCCAGCTGGGAGCTGAGGTCTATCGAAAGACGGTCGCCTCTAATTCGGCGGTGGACAACGTGGCGACGATCGCCTTCTTTTACAACACCACCGAGACTTCGGGGAGTTACAAGGAGTTTGGGACTTTTATTGACGGGACAGCATCGGCTAATTCAGGGAAGTTATTTTCCCACGTGGCGGTTGATTGGTCAAAGACAACAAGCGAAACGCTTACCGTAGAATGCCAGTATACTGTAGCGTAAAATTATTGACTATTGATACAAGATATAGAATAGTATATAATTAAGGAATATTATTAAATCCTTAATTATATGAAAAAAGGAACAAAACACACATCAAAATCAATCCAAAAAATAAGAAAAGCAAAATTAAAAAATCCTACAAGATACTGGCTTGGAAAGAAAAGAAACAAAAAGACGATTGAGAAAATAAGAAAAATAAAATTAGAATATTATGGGAAAGGGAATGCTCCATGGAATAAAGGAAAAAGATGCCCCTGGGCGAAGAATAACCCTCAGATATTTAAAAAAGGACATATCAATTCGTTAAAACAAAAAGAAATTGCTCGACAGATGTGGTTAGGAGATAAAAATCCAAGATGGAAACCGATAGGGAGCAAGAGAATGAATCACGGATATATTTTAGTCAAAATAGATGAGCATAAATGGGTGAAGGAGGAGTGGATTATCGCTGAGAAAATGCTGGGAAGAAAACTTTACAGAGACGAAGTTGTCCATCATATCAATGGAAACAAAAATGATAACCGCCCAGAAAATCTGCGAGTTATGACGAAAGACGAACACAAAAAACTTCATTTAAAAGATAACTTATTATGGCAAATGAAATTTTAACAATCGATATTGAGGTGAAAGACGACCTGGACGCCTACAGGGTTTTGAATAGGACAAACTTTGAGCACAACGTTTTGGGTTCAAAATACAAAGGTCAGAGTTATAAATTTGATAAGGATAATCTGCCAAAGCATTTCCTCAAAAAGAAGGGGGAGTATTTGACAGATGATCAACTAAAAAATGGCTCAATCGAGTAATGTGTCGGCGGGGGGAGATGCCACTGCCGTGCAATATAATAATCTGAGGGCTGATGTTTTCGGGGCGCACCATTCGGATGCCTTGGGGACTTTGCTAGTTAATGCCGATATTAGCCCCACTGCGGCGATCGCCTTGTCCAAGCTGGCGGCTCTGACTATCAACAGGGCTCTGGTGACGAATGGGTCGGGGGTGATCGTGGTTTCGGCTGTGACTGCGACAGAATTGGGCTACCTGGCGGGCATCGTCTCAAAGCCGGTCTGCAACTCGGGGGACGAGACGATAGCTGGGGTCAAGACCTTCAGTTCTATTCCTCTTTTACCTGCTTCTGACCCGACGAGTGATAATCAGGCAGTGAGAAGAAAGTTTATTCAAGATTATTTAGTAAAATTAACTGCTTCTGATAATCTACAAAAAAGTAATGATGGAGAGGTTTCAACTGGAAGCGATGTTTATGTGTTGATAAAAGAAATACAGGTGTTCAGACCGGGAACAGTAAGGGCAAAATGGGATATGAGAACGACAGGAGGAGGAGGGTCACAGTATGTATATGGAAAAATTTATGTTGATGGGGTGGCGGTAGGGACAGAACACTCTCAGCAGGGGGATACTTATAATACCTATACTCAAAGTAGTGTAGGAATTGCCGCTGGTAGTAGAGTTCAATTGTGGGGAAAAATCAATCTAACAACTGGTTGGTATAGAAATTTCCGTATTTATTATGATAAAGCATTTGAAACTGATTAAAATTTAAATCTATGCCAGAAGATAAAGTAGAAAACCAAAAAATCGAGAATAGGCTGACCACCTTGGAGGTCTTGATGAAGGACACGAGGGACGACATAGGAGAAATTAAAAAACAGGTTTTCAACGAAATTCCGCACCAGATAGATTCAATCAAAGATAGAATATTTTGGGGATTCCTGATTGGGATTGCCGGGATGATAATCGCTCAAATCCTGCTTCGGTTTTTGAAATAATTTTGAGTTCTTTTAAGGCAAAAGGGCAGGCCTCTCCGGGCGGTCGTAATGACCAAATTTTAACTCCTTTCTCCTGCGGGGACGACCTGCCCTGCCATTTCAATGCGGAAAAAAGAATTGATTAAAAAATTGAAAAGGATTGGCAAGATTAAATTTTACATCCCCAAACCGAGAAGTAAGGGGAACGGGGTTTGGAAAAGGATAAAAAAGAAATTGACAAAATCGGTGTAATATTTTCTGGTTTTTTCCGTCTTATAAATAAAGACTAAAGTGAGAGATCTCAGCCAGCCGTAAGGCTGGTTCTTTTGTTTTGGTTTGACAAAGTTATTGGGTTGTTTTAGTATTTGAATACTAAATCCGTTACCCCTTTTCAGGGGTTTCAGTGGTGCAACGGGTGGGAGTTATGGTAAAATACAAATGCCATAATAGAAGTTCGAAACTTTTATTATGCGCGGCCGCCTCTTAGCACCACTGAGAGGCGGTTTTAGTTTGGAGGAATGAAAGGTCGATGGTTAAAAAAAAGGTTTGTCGCTTTGGGAGGGAGCGAAAGGAAAAATATGAAATTTATAGAAGCTCTTAATAAGTTCAACGAGTGGAGGGGACTCAAGGTCGGCAAGGGGACGGTGATGGGATATGATATGTCCCTCCGGTATTTCTGCATCTTCGTGAGAAACGCCGAGATAGAAGAAATAAAATTGGGGGACTGCGTGGAGTGGCTGAAGTGGATTAGGGATCTGGGGTTTGATATAACCACTTTGGAAAAGAAAGCCATTGCTCTTAAAAAGTTCTTTGAGTTCTGGTGGCAGCAGGGAAAATCAGTGATCAATCCTTGTTTGATTCCTTTGCCACCCAAGCAATTCAAATTTCCGAGAGTGGCAAGCGAGGAAGATTATAGAAAGGTGCTGGGTGTCATTCCAGAAAATTCAGGATACTACTGGCACATAAGAAACCGGGCCCTGATCACTTTGCTGTGGGACAGCGCGGCCCGGATCGGAGAGGCGCTTTCTTTGAATATCAAAGATACTGATATGGTGAATAAAAAAGCTGAAATTCACACCGAGAAAACAAAAGGATTTACTCCTTTTCGCCGAATTTTTTGGACTGAAGATACCAATAATAATTTGATCAGATGGATTGAAAGAAGAAAAAGAGAACTGACGATGTGGAATCTGAAAGAGATCAAAGACCCGGACGCGCTTTTTATCAGCATCCACGGCGGAAGGGGGAGCTGTATGGGTAGGTCAAACAGAATGGAGAGGGCGGCCGTTACGGAAATGATAAGGAAGTATTCAAATAAAGCCGGATTGGAAAGGCCATTGAATCCCCACTCTATGAGGCATCATCGCGGCAGGGAACTGGCAATGCAAGGGGCGAATAATTCCGTGATCTCTTCCATTTTGGGCCACGCCAATTTAGCCAGTTCCTATCCCTACACGGCGCTTGCCGGTAAAGACTTGGAAAGCCAATTTAGGAATTATGTCGGGAAATAG